GTGCGAAGGCAACTATACGGACTTTTGGCTCTACCAGGAATATTTTGCGCATACCAGTTCTTTGAGTTTTGAGTGGACCAAGCGCATTGAGTTAAGCGAGGACAAGGTGATCTACTACCGGACCCGTGCCACCCATTCCACCTATAAGGATAATCCCTATTGTTCCGATCAAAGAAAAGCCCTGTACGAGTCCTATAAGGATTCTCGGAACAACCAGTACTGGTACCAGACCTATACGCTGGGACTATGGGGGTATAGAAGGTCGGGAGGGGCTTTTTGGAAGAGTTTTGACGAGGTGCGGCACATCGGGGAGTTTGAGGAGTTAAAGAGTACCTATCATGTGGTCGTGGACAATAACGTCAATCCCTATATCACCAACACCATCTGGCAGGTGGACCCCGTGGAGCGCAGGGTGTTGCAGGTGGACGAGATCATGTGTGAAAACCCCCACAACACGGCCTCCAAAGCAGCGGCTAAGGTAGCCCGGTGGTTAAAGGACAAAGGGTACAGGGATGTTTTGTACGTGTACGGCGACCCGTCGGCCAACGCCAAATCGACGGTGGATGATGACGGACGGAGTTTCTTTGACAAGTACATCGCCACACTCCTAGAAAAAAAGGTCAGCGTGACCAAACGGGTGGGGCGGAGTGCCCCGGAAGTGGCCCGCTCAGCGGAGTTTATCAACGAAATTTACGAAAAGGAACTCTACGGCTGGTCCATCCTTATTCACCGCCGCTGCCACAAGTCCATCGAGGACTACCAGATGGTCAAGGAGGACAAGGACGGCACCATGCTAAAAAAACGGGAGACCAACCCCGAGACCAAGCAGAGTTTTGAGAGGTATGGTCACGCCTCCGACTGCAAGCGGTATTTTTTAACCACGCTACTGAAAGACGAATTTTTTAAATATAAATCCCGGCACCGCAAGTTGCCTATTGCTGTACCAAGATGATACTCGACTTTACCCAAATAAAAGAAATTATCACTACCAACCCCCAGCGGGAGCTAGTGCGCAAAGGCTGTCAGTACAACAAGACCCTTCGGATGCACCTCTACGGCGAAGGCCTCAAAGACACCATGCGGCGCGAAGAGGGCTGGGAAAGCCAGGACCAGTTCTTGATCCGTAAGGCCTATACCAAGAGCAATAAAGACCTCTTTGTACGCGTGGGACGCCCCATTGACAAGGTGTTCTCGGCCCGTGGGGGGAGTGTGTACTACAACCTCCCCGATGATAAGGACCGGCAGGCCCGGATGCTCATTCAGGACGTGCGCCAGGGTTATTCCATCCGCAAGTGGGTGGAGATGTTTTGGAAGCCCCACCTGCTGGACGACCCCTTTGGACTTATCTTCCTGGAGATCCAAAAGCGCCCCGATGCCCTCCGCAGCCGGCAGTTGGGCAAGTCCTTTGTCTACCCTACCTACAAGGCCATTACCGCGATTTACGACTATTTGCCCAGCGGATCTGGGGTGGAATACATCGCCTTTAAACTCTCGCGCACCGAAAAGGCGCAGTGGGGCGTAGACCCCGACCGCGAAGTGTACCGCCTGGTGGACGACGCCCAGGATTACTTAATTGAAAGAAAGGGAGAGGAAGTGTTCATAATTTCTCAGATTCCCAACTACTTCGGCTCAGTTCCTGCCCAATTAAACTCCGATTTGGTCTCCCCGGAAAATGAAGCTCACTTCCTCTCCTTTTTTGATGATGTGCTGGAGCTGGCCACCCAGTTTCTGCACAAAGGCTCGATTCAAACCACCCATGAGTTTTTACACGCCTATCCCAAGTACTGGCAGTACGCTTCGATGTGTCTGTCTTGCAGCGGGACGGGCAATAACGTGCAGGCCGAAGACGGGCGGTGTGCCGCGTGTAAGGGGACGGGCAAATCGCTGATGATCCGGGTATCGGATGTGATGCTGCTGGACATCCCCTCGCAAGACGATAAAGTGATCGCTCCCGATGTGATGGGCTATACCACCCCGCCCATCGACTGGTACCAGATGGTGGACAGCAAGCTTAAACTCTTGGAGGACCTGATGAACTTTACCCTGTGGGGGGCGCAACCCAAATCAGCGGTCCGGGGGCCGGAGGTGGACTCCAAAGGACAGGCCAAGACCGCGACCCAGGTGATGGACGAAGTAAAGCCCCAGGCCGACCGCTTGCAGGTGGTCTCCGAGATGGCCGAAAAGCGCCACAAGTTCATTTTGGATGCGGTGATCCGGCTCAACCTCTCGCTGCCCCACTACCAGGGCGCTTCGGTCAACTATGGCCGTCGCTACATGATTGAAGGGCCGGACGACATTTGGAAAAAGTACTCGGACGCACGGGTGGCCGGTGCCCCCGTGTCGGTGCTGGACGATCTGCTCATAGAGTACTACGAGGCCAAGTATACCTCCGACCCCATTGCCCTTTCGGTGGCCTTAAAGCTGATGTACGTAGAGCCGTTTGTGCACAACACCCTGGAAGAGGTCAAGGAACTGGGGCTGTCGGAGGAGCGGTGGAAAGAAAAGCTCTATTTCTACGAGTGGTACAAGCAAACCCCCGAAGTGGAGCTATTAGAACAAAAACCCGATGAACTAAGAAAGGCGCTCACCCGCTTTGCCTCGGGTGAAAAACTACTCCCCCTGGAACCCCAAAAACAATTAGCCGCATGATCGGAAGGCTTGAAAAAATAGTTGAAAGCTGTAAAACGCTACGGCAGCTGGAGAACTGCCGGGTATTGGTCAGGAACGCCTATCATTTGAAACTGAATTGGATCGATTATATGAATCTTAGGTTTTTGGATAGGTATTTAGAAAGGTCTATTAGTCATTTTAAAAACATGGCAAAAAGCAAACAATCCATAATTATAACCAAATGGTAATAACAATTCTTTTCGCCTCTTTGGTGTATGATGTAATCCGCCTGGTGGCCCTGATGCTGCTAAGAAGACTGGCGGTTAAAAAAGGATGGCTAAAAAACTAACCAGCATGGAATTAAAATTAGAAGCCCGGTGTAACGATAACCCAAAGCCCATAGCGGCGGTTTTTATCAGTAAGTACATGATAAGAAAATATGGCATGAGTGAGGCTATTAATCGGTCTATACAGAAGTGCCATAATGTGTATAAGATGAACCCTGATTTTTCGGTGGGCGGTAAACTAAAACCAAAAAAGTAATGTTCACCTGTATACTCTTATTTATAGTGGTGGGTTTTGTAAAAAGGAGGGTGTATGGATAAACTCTGTGCAGGCGTCATCGTAGGCTTTTTAATGGGGCTGTACCTAGCCAACCGCTTCTACCACAGTGAGGGAAAGCAAAGGATTAAGACCCGCTACTACGGAAGGGACTGGACAGGCGAGCGGCAGTGGATCGAGCGCATTGTAAGTAAGCAGGGAGCCAAAAACGGGGATAACAACTAAAGCTATGCAATGCCTAATGAAGCGCACGATACCACCCCACAGGAGCAGATCGAAGAAGTGCTAAAAAAGCTATCCTATGAGAGCCTAAAGCTATGGCAGCAGGAACTACAAAAACAAAAAGATGAGAGCAACCCGCTTCGGAGTGGCATAGACGAAAAAACCGAAGGCATACCATAAAACTTAATCCATAGACAATATTGTTGAATAGACTTACCCATGCCTGAAGACCTCTTTAAAGACTTTGAAGCCCGTAACCTTCGCATCATCGCCCGCAATGCACAAAAAATTAGGGCCTTGTACCAGGGCGCTATCATTGAAATCTCCCTGGTAGGCGCGACCATCCGTCTAAAAGAGGGGGTGTTTAAGCTTTCCAAATACCCCACGCTGCAAAAGGTAGTGGAGCGGGAGCTAAAAAAACTACACGGCTCGATCTATGCCACCCTTATCAACTCCGTAAAAGAAAGCTGGGACCTTTCGAATGAAAAAAACAACCTCTTTGTAGACCGACGGCTGGCGGGTAAAAAAACCACCCGTAAAGGACGGCAGATCTTGTACGATCCTAATAAAAGCGCCTTGGACGAGTTTTTAAACCGTAAAGAAAAGGGGTTAAACTTATCCAAAAGGGTATGGAACGCATTGGAACCCTTTAAAACCCAACTGGAAACAGGGCTTGCGGTGGGCATTTCGGAAGGTAAGAGCGCCTCAGAAATGGCTAAGGATTTAAAGCAATATTTAAACGAACCTGACCGCTTATT